CGTCCTTGACTTTGAAACCAACAGAAAAAGCTCCAAGTACGCCATCTTTAATAAGATCCTTTACATCGCCCGCAGATTTTGAAATTCGAGCAGTAAGCTCTAATCCATTCTCTGTGACTTTGATTTCTTTTGCACGACCGATTGGACGGTCGTAATTGTGATTGAATAAGATAACTGGATTATTTTTAAAATTATCCAAGCCACCTTTCATCCAGGCACTACTTTCAATAGTGTCACCAGCTCTATCTACATGGTTTGTACTGGCTGATCCTTTGATATCCAGTCCACCATCGTCATCTTCTGATAACATTTTGAAATTATTTGTCCAATGAAAAATTTTATCTGACATAGTTATGCCTCCTTTTTAGCCTTGGCCTTCTTAGGGGCTGGGGCTGGAGCTACTACGGCAGGTGCTACTTCCAATGGAAATCTAAATTTCGCGGCTGCTAAAACTCTGTTCCATGAGCCATACTTTCTTCTTAGAAGGTAATCTCTCACAGGAGCTTTCGGGTCCGCTTTATACTCTTTTAACTCAATCCTAGAAACGCCCTTTGCGTCCATATACTCGGATAAAGCCTTTAGCATCATATTTTTTGTCATAATTATTCTTCCTCTGCGGGTGGTGATTCTTCTGGTCTGCCACCTTGCTCTGGATTTGCGGCTGAACCTGCAATATTTGCAGGAACTCGCGGTTGATCAAATCCGTCAATCTTCTCAAGTCTCAACGCCTCCCTTGCTTCATTCGGTGTTAATATTCCCGTATTTACAAGTGTCGCGTAATAAGCTGCTTGGTCTCTCAACTCAGGCTGAAGTGCTGGCACATCGCTTACATCTTCATTTAGTTTAAAACCGAAGAATCTCTCGAAAGCATACCCCATTTTTCTAATTATAGGAAGTATGGTTTCTAAATAGTACAGACGGTGATTTGGTCTAATGTTTGCATTATTCCCACCGTCCAATAAAATTGGTGGAACACCCATCGCTTCTAAGATTATTCTTTCATTGGCTTTTATACCATCTTGAAAGTCTAAGTCTTTGAAGTTAACTTCGGTTAGATTTTCCACTTCTAATCCGCCATCGAGGAATAATGGTCTACGACCTCCTGATTGCGGGTTATATCTAGCTACCCAAGCAGATAACATTCTTTCTTTGATTTTCTCAGAAAGCGTGTTAGGTGACTTAAGTACTAAACCTGGTACAGCTCCGTTCTTAAAGAAGTTATCCTGGAACCTTCGCATACTGCCAAGGAGTTGCATGGTTCTCCATGCTGGTTTTAGTCTAGGAACTCCTCTATAAATAGAGTTGAAACTGTTTTCTTTTATGTGAATGATTTCATTCGGACTATATTCTATGCTAGAGTCATAAACAAATTTGCTTATGTAATTCTTTTCGCTAGTCTCTATAGTTACATGTTCTGCTGGTAGATGATATAGATGCATTCCATCGAAATATACAAAGATGTTACCATCTATTAGTAGGTCAATGACCAAATTTCTCTTGAATGTACTTATATCTTGAAAAGGATTAGGCTCTACGTTTAATAACATAGCTACCTTAGAACGTCGTACGTTTTTAACTACTCCTGTTCTTCCTTTAACTTGCTCACCGACCTCAAAAGGTACGTCCGCAGCGTCGTCCACTATCATGTTGACTGCTCGGTTTACCACTTCTAATTGTTCGTAAGCGTTTTTGTAATTGGTTGCGTTTTCTCTGGATTGAAGAGATCCGCCCTCGTCTCCAGCAATATGTGACTGAGAAGGGTTTAACTTCTCGTAGTCTTCGCTAAAGGTCGTTCTTCCAATAATCCTGTCATACCATGCCATATTTGTCTCTCTGTATTCCCACCCATCTTTCTTGTTTAGTTGCTGTTACTACTCTTGGGCGTTTGCCATAGATGGAGTGTAGTTTCATATGATGTTCGTGACATAATGTAACAGCTGCGTCGTAAATTTCTTTAGTGTGTTCGGCTATAAACTGTTCCCGAATATTTAATATATCCTCTTCTCCAGTTATTTTAATCTTATTCTTTCTCAACCAAATTTCTAACAACTCTGTTAGACCATGAAAATGATGAAAGTCTAGATTCTCTGTAGATTTACAGATAAAACATTCCGTCCCTTTATCGTACTTGGACTTAGCCTTGTCCCGAACATACTTAACTAGATCTCTTTTTAGTTCCATAACTTATTCCATTCCTTAAATTATACTAGACTTTGGGGTTGTTGTCAAGAACTATTTTTGTGCGGTGGTAACTAGAAGCTAGTGACATTTGTCTCGAATGAGTACATCGCGTACCGCAGTGCATCGGACATATGAGAAGCATAGTTGTGTTTTGGCTTCTCTCTTAGAAGGTTGGGATTGGGATCCCACTGGTATTGATCAAGTGCACTTAGACTTTCGTGACATCTTTGATCAACTATTAAGTTATCATTATCACAGATTGCTGCGACATGACCAATTCCTTCTAACACAGCCTTCTTCGCGTTAATAGTACTGATATCGTAGTTTTGCGCAAGGTCAAACCTTGTTTGCTGAGCTGCCGAATCTATATAAATATAATCTATATTGTACTTATGTATTAGTTTTTGTATTTCTACAGCATGTTGTTCTGTAGTTCTTTCGGCATTCAAGTACTCGTCTAGTAAATAATATTTTCTTGAATCCCAGTCAAATGCTATCACACAGAAAGCTGTAGGGTCTTTGTAACCCACGTCCATTCCTGCGAATATGTCCATGCCTGTTAAGTCTAGCTCTGCTAAATCTTGTTGACATTTCTCCATATTAAAGCCCCATATCTGACCTTCAAATACATTGAAGTCAGCCATATACTCTTGATTAAATTCTGATTCAGACATAGTTTTTCTTGCTTCTGATATATCAGTATCGGAGATACGGGGGTTCTCATGATATGTGGCTCTGACACTTGCCCACTCTGGAAAGTCTCCTGAGTAGCCTCTGTGCCAAAACTCTGCAAACCAGTTATTTCTACCCCTAGGAGTAGATATGAATATGGCTTTAGAGTTCTCTTTATCTAGTGTAGGTCTTAGTGCGACGTTGAATGCATCTCTGCCGTCTACTAACGCTGCCTCATCGAAGATGATAAGATCGTAGGATCTACCAACGACCGAATCCACTTGATTAACCGATCCCATACGGATCGTACTATTGTTTGAAAGTTCAATAACTTTATCTTTTGCATTATCTTTTATTACTTCTAAGTCAAAGTGTTTGATTAGGGTTCTCTGAAGATCGAATGATATTTGGGATAAAGAGTAGTTAGGCGACATCAATAATACATTGGTGCCTGGGACAAGACATAGTAGCTGAGCGATTACATTTGCTATATATGTTTTACCTTGTCTACGTGAAACTGCTGCAGTAACAAAACGATACTTCGGGTTGTTAATTGAATTGATGATGGCTTTCTGAGTGGAATTAGGTTCTATACCTAGAAGTTCCATGTAGCCTTCTATTGGGAGTTTTATAAATCTGTTCTCTGACTGATATTCCATTAGTTCATCAGCCTGGATGTCTGTTCTTGATATTTCTAGGGTCATTAGTGAATCGTTTCTTCTTGAAAAAAGGATTCTACGTCGTCTAACAGACCTTTGTCCTCTATTATGTTATAGAGGTACATGAAAGCAAGAGCTACATTTTTCATGTCCGACTCTTTACGAGACAGTTCTCTTTTGGTTTCAACTCTGTTAATAGCCCCTGTAAAGGCGCTTGCATTAACTAAGCTTTCTTGTAACCATAGTGTCCTTCCGTCCACTGCTTTCATATCTTCTCCGTTTATTGTTATCGTCTAGTTGTAACAGGTGTACCGAGTACTACCACTGATGCGGCAAGTACTTTGTCATCTGGATACTTAGATATTACTTCTACTGCCCCTGCTTCTAATGAAAAAGTTCCAATAGATGCTCCTGCTGCGTTAGTAACTGTTACTAATACTTCGGCTGCACTTGGGTTAAATAGTCTAACTTCTGGTGCATTTTCAAAGGTTGATCCCCCTGATGTGACACAGGCTGCCTGTGCTCCTAATAGTCTTAATGACATGTGTTTCTCCTAAATCGCTTATTCGCGACCTTTCCCTTTCTTCTTCCACTTGATAGCACGTAGTCTTTGCTTCGCTGCTTTCTTAGTTTTAGAAGTTCCAGGAGTATTTTTAATTTTCCAGCCCTTCAATGTTTGTTGAATTGCCATTAGTGATGATTAAAAGTTTTTTGATACAAAAAACGCTGCACTATCTGTGAATTCTCCGTCAGTTGCGGTATCAAGAACTTCCATTCCTAAAACCCAACCAGAATCCATAACTTTTTTGATAGTAAGCTGTTGGTATGTTGAGTCATCTGCTCTAATACCATGACGTAAATCTACGTCTGCCCAACTAACTAGTGGTAACATGACTGTTACTTCTGTATAGTTGTTTTCTTTGTCATCCATGTTGGTCCAATGTGCAAGTTGTAACCAAGAGTTTCCACCCTTTACATACCACTCTTCAATTTTATCAACCATTTTGTCGTCATATCTATACTGGATTAGACCCATATCTAAATATAACTTATCGGTGAGATCAAGTTTGTAACCGCCGAATAAGTCATACTCATAGTTAGCATCCATGATGCCATCTACTTGTCCAACCCACATTCCGCCGTACGCTCCGTTCTTCTCTGCCATTACCCAACCTTGTAGTGATCTTTGACCCATTGTTTGGCTTTCGCCTCTAAATAAGTAATCACTATACATACCCATATTACCAGACCAGTCTGCAAAAGCAAATGATGGTAATAGTAGTAATGTTGCTAATAGTTTTTTCATAGTTTTCTCCCTATAACTTGTTGGAGCAGAACCTCTCGGCATTCGCCACGAGGTAGTGCTGACAACTCTTTTACTGTAAGAAGGCGATGCAACTTTTCACGTTGCTTAAAAATGAGTATCGCAGTAGCCCTCTCAATAGCGAATATCATAGTTGGTAAAGATAATTTTTCTTCTAGTTTCTTTTGTTCAGCTGTCTGCATAACAGACTCCTTACGTTAGTCAAGAAGAGGATTTCTATCTTTAGCTTTACCAATG